GCATTTCAATTTTTTTTTTTTTTTACATTAAACACGCATTACTAAAAATTTTTTTCTTTTGCGGGGACACCCCGCATACCCCATAGATTTCTATTATGAAATACAGAATAAAGGGTTAATTTGGATCAAAGGGTTAAATGGAGGAAAAGGGTTAATTAGAGTAAAAGGGTTAAAACAAAGTTTTATGAGTACTATTTTTACTAACAATCTACTTATCACCAACGATAAAATGCAAAGTAATTATTTTACTTATTTTTAGTTACACGTAATTTATGTGAAAAATAAAAAAAATTGAATTACTTTTGATTAATAGTGAAGAAGGTATACTTACCACTAAGAAAACTTTAAAAGTACCCTTTAAATTACGCAAACGAATATCTATAATAAAATGCCACGTTTATCCAGAGATACTATTACTCGCACTGTTGCCGAACTTATAGGTGAGAATCCTGATACAACATTCAACTATTTCCAACCAAATAGAGAGCACAATGGTACAACGCAAGCCAAACTGCGTATACCAGAACATCAAAGATTTTACGTGTGGCCCGAATCTCGTAAATCTCCTCTCGTGGATTCAGTTATGGAAAACTGCCCCCTACCGCTTATGGTTTTCACTTCTCATATAATTGACAATAAGGTTGTTTGGTATATTCAAGATGGTCAGCAGAGATTGATGACTCTTCAAAAATTCATGCTCGGCGAGTTCAAATGGGAAAATAAGGAAGAAGTAGATGGAGACGGGCATGTTATCTCTAAATACTTCAATGAACTTGCTGCTGAAGAAAAACGCATGTTTTTGAGTTATAAAATTACCTGCGAAGTCATTGAAAACCCTACACCTGATCAAGTTGCCGATATATTTGAACGCCTTAACTGCGGAAAGCCCTTGTCTGATAACGACAAGTTCTTCAATCGTCGTGAATCGCCAGTGATTTCTTTCATCCTAGGCGAACTTGTGCGTCATCCTCAATTAAGTGAGAACTTCAGAAGTTTGACTCGCTTAAATGTGACAGCCAAAACACGAGTGGAACTTGGGGATATTGTAGGTGCTGTGGTTTCCATTCTGACTAATTCTGTTGACTGTATCCGCACTTCATTTGATCGCATTGGACATGCTTTGTACGATCCTGTTACAGCAGAACAAAAAGATCTAGTTTATTCTATCTTCAAACTCTACTTTGCTACTGTCAAAAGGGCTCTCAGAAACGCTCATATTACCAAACCCAAGAAATGCTACTTAAAACTTAGTGGAATCCTTGGAATTTGGCTATACTGGAGACTTCGCCCTGAATACTATACTGCACAAGTAGGTACTGCTGCAATCAATCGTTCATGTGCGATTTGGTTATGGTTCGCCAAAGAAATCCAATTAAATGATCGTAAGAAGGAAATATTTGAAGCATTGTCAGCAGGCCACCAACGCAATATTGATACTGAAGCGCTCAGAGCACGTACTCAACATCTAATGGAGAATGCAGTTGTCCTTGGTGTTCCTGAAGATGCATCTGGTTCTATTTCAAGCGAATCATCAGTTGCGAGTGTTGAATCAGACGTTTCAGACAACGACGATTACGAAGAGGAGGACGACGAGTAAGTTAAACAGATTATATTACTACACTTTATAATTATATGCTTCATAATATTACATGTATTTAAATTGTAAATCAAATTAAATAAAAAGAAAAATGGCTATTTTGGTCATTTTTTCACTTCACTAAATTTTCTGTGTTTTATTTTTTCGTAATTAATTTTGTGTTATTAATTGAGTCATGAAAAAAGACCAAGTGGTCCATATTCGTTAAAATTATATATTAAATTTTACAGGTTACATATAGTGTGTAAGGCATATAAGTATATGTGTTAAATTATATAGCAGATTTTTGAGTTACTATGTATGAACAGCAAGAACATCCTCCATTGTCAGCGTCTTAGAATATGCGATTCCCATGTGAATATTGCTGCTGTATTTTTTTGTTGGTTTTATCAAAATCCGGAATTTATTCAAAATTTCATACCCAAATTTTGGATTTGATGCTTTAGCCACATCTATTATCTGTAAAATTTTCTCCTCGGCAATTTTTCCTGAAGTAGTACCATGTATAAAATGTGGCTGACCCGGAGTAACTTCTTTTTGAGCGTCTTCTAAAGAAAGCAGTGACAAAAACTCTCTACTGGTCGTAATATTAATAAGAAACACTGTTTTCAAAGAGCTACTACACCTAGACAGTAATTTCTTGATTTTTACCTTGGACTCCAACTCACGTATTTTTATCTCAAAAACAACTTTTTCGGGCAGAAACTCACCTATCAAAGTAACTAATGACTCTGGAAGACCGTTGACTCTCTGCATAAAACTATCTCTGATTATCACGGTCATTTCTCTTATATTTTGCGTGCGCTTTTTAAATCTCTCGGTCTCTTAAAAGAGTAATATGTATATGTATGTTATACATATACACACACTGACAGAAAGTATTTCAATTTTTTTAAATTTTATACTTAAATGTACGTAACTAAAAATAACTTAAAGAAATAATATATTTTGTTATAATGAAATTTATATTTTGTAAATTACCACTTGAAATAATAAAATATATTCTTTTATATGATGAACGTTTTATTATCAGAAAAGGAGAAATTATTTCTATAATTCCAAAAACAGATTATAGATATAATTTACTTAATTTTATTACATTCAATCTAGGTTATATTGAAAAATTTAATAATGAGTTAAGATATAACTATTATTTTCCAAATTTACATAATTATGAAGGAAGAGTTAAAAATAATTCTGACCTTATTCAAGTAAGTATAAATGAAAAAAAAAATTATAAAATATTCTATTTGGATTGGAAGACAGTATCCAAAATCAATTACATGTAATAAAAAACAAAATTATTATATTGAAAACGAATTAGATTATAATTGGATTTACACAGAATATAAATATATAAGACGATAATTATTTGGGCATTATAAATGAGAAAGGGTGTAAATTAAAAATAAATATTTTTATTTTTAGTTATGTATATTTTGACCTATAATTTAAAAAATTGAAATACTTTTTAAACCACACAGACATCATCATTTGTACAATTACTTAGGTTATAAACTCGCAACTAAAGCAAATTGAAACATAATATATAAGATGTCATCGGCTAGATCTACTCGTTGTTCTCAATGTGGATTGCAAGGGCACAATAAACGTAATAAAAATTGCCCTGTCAATATGGCAAGAAATCAAACAGGTAATAGAGACCATCAAGTTACTAGACAGCACACACGCATGTATAACTGGGAAATTCCTACTAACTACATGTTCGCTAAAAATGAACTAGTTGGATTACGCGAACTGATTGTAAATTTTCAAAATGGACGATTGTCTCCTCAAGAATTTATTAGAACAGCATGCGACATCATTCAACTTGTGTGTACTTTCGTTAATAGACATCTTCGCAATACCGACTTTCACATAGATGTCCACTATATGTTATTGGATGAAGAATTAGGAGAGCACATAAACAAAATCAATCAATTACTTGAGCGTCACCTACCATTTCGGTTATCCTTCAACACAGGTCGCAGAATCGGGGGGATAGTTGTTGAACTTGTACCGCGTCCTTTAAATCTTGCACCAAAGACTGTTAAACGCGGGTCTGAATACTTTAAGGAATTATCATTAGTCAACGATTTGACTATTCCACATAATGCTCCTTCAAAAGAATGTACAATATGTTTTGATGAGTTTAACTCACAAGATATTATAGCAACAGGATGCGATCACATATATTGTGTCACATGCATAAAAGATTTATCAACTTCGCTCAAGGACAAATCAGAAAAACCTCCCTGCCCAATGTGTCGCACTGACATCGTTGAACTTAAATTTGGAAATATTGATATTTTACATGTAATCCAAGATCATTTAAATGCTTTGTAAATACATTATATGTACTATTATAACTCACATAACATTGTAATTCATAATTTTAACGAATCTAAGACCACTTGGTATTTTTTCATTAAATACATAAAAATTTAATGAAAACGCATGTGTATTTTATTTTTAGTTGCAAGTATTTTACACTGAAAATAAAAAAAATTGAAATACTTTTTTTGTTTATAAAAAACATCATATAAAATAAAAATACACGTAGCACTAAAGTGATCAATTCTCTAACAAACACTAACAATGAGTTCAAAAAAAGTATTCGTATCTGGATGCCCATGGTGCAGATCTATGCGCAAACCATGGAATCATCAAATTAAGGATGAAAAAGGTAATGTAATATGTAGTGAATTACTCAAATATGTTTGTCCTTGTTGTGGTGAAAATGGCCACAGCCAAAAGCACTGTTCGGTTTATAAAGCAAGACAACAACAATACGAATCAGAAAAACGACAACGCGAATTAGAGAGACAACAACGCGAATTAGAGAGACAACAACGCGAATTAGAGAGACAGCGAGAATCAGAAAGATTCAAAAGATGGGAAGCAAATCAGCAGGCAAAGAAAGAACGGATAGAAAAAGAAAAGGAAAAAAAAGCAAATAGTTGGGCTGGCATAATATCTAAGACAAGATCGCAAGAAGTTATCGCAAAAATAAAGGAAGATGAACAAAAAGAAAAGGAAAGAGCCATCGCTCTTAAAAAGAAAAAGTACGAGGAGGCACTCGCAAGAGCTGCAGAATGGGAGAGAACATATCCCTTACGTATGGCTAAAAAATATGGTATCCCAAATGACAATCTAATTGCAACACCAGGAAAGTTCTGGGAGTTCTATGTTGAGGGAACTCAAGACGATAAGGAACTCGCTGCATCTGCAAGAAAAAATGAAGCATATCAACTGGAGTTCGTGTCTTATTTGCAAGAAAAATTCTACACAAACTGGTTATACGTAACTGAGGATAATAAACACGATTGCGTATATTTGTGCAATTTGCGCAGAAAGATAAGCGATGAAGAATTCGAAAGAGAATTAGAAGAGAGAGAGAGAGAGAGGGAGGAAGAAAAACGGATTGATGAAGAAATTGATGCAAGATTCAAAAGAAGAGATGAGATGGAGGAAAAGTGGGCCAAAAGAGAAATTACACGAGAGGAATGGAATAATTTCCTAGCCGAAGAAGAAGAATATGACGACGACATGGATACTTGGCTAGAACACAACAGTTTGCAAATCTATTCAGCAATGGAAAAATCAAAACAACACCGAGATGCATGGTTAGCAAGGGAAAAAGAACGAGATGACCAAAGATCAAAAATGAAAAAATAAAAATATCATATATGCTATATGTTGTACATGTATATAAATGAATATTGTAATATATTAATTATTTTTTATGAATACTTTTATACATTTGTTAGTATATATTCTAAATAAACTAACAAATATCTCATACCTATCGTTTTCTCACTACAAGTGTAGACATATCAGCCTTAAAATCTTTACCCGCTCTTTTTTTTGGTGCATTGGCATTTATGTTGTGTATGACTTGATTTATTTTATTTACTTGATTTACTTTTTTTTGTATTAAGTCATTTTTTGCCTTTTGATGAACTATTCTTTCAAAATTCGTTTCCCCTTTTAATAATTTATTGGCTACTTCTGTACGTTTAATTCCACACGCTTTACATAAACATCCTTCATCAATATAATGGTTTAATTGAATATAATCAATATGACAATTCTCTAAACTAATTTCTTGATAAATCTGATATTCAGAAGAAGTATATGGAATAAATTCTGGCGAACTATTACGACTCCAGATATTATAGTAGTGATTTATTTCATCAGGAGAATAATAATAATTTAAATACTTACATTTCATGACATCATTTAATAAATTAATTGGAATTTTGTAATTACTTTTGAAACGTAAATATATGTTACTTATGTCTTTATTTTTACTTTCGTAATCTTTTACTGCACAAATTGTTGTTTTAAATATTTTTGTTAGTATACCATTCCACAAATGCGAATCATTTAATCGTAACTTTAGATATTTAATACCATTATGTTCAACTAACAAATATTTATTAACAAAATCAAAACTTTCGGGGATGGGAATATTATATCTGTCCATAAAATGGTCTCCAATACCTATATGTGGAAATATTTTATTAAATCTATGAATAATCTTATCTAACTTGTAATTATTAACATTATTATCAGAATTGTTAAAATGATAAGAACCTATTTTTTCAAAAAATGTAGATATTTTTCTTTCAATAGGGTTTCGGTATACATCAATAACGTATATATTTTTACCTAAGTATTTATTAAATAATATTAATTCATTTATCGTAATATCTTTTATATGACCCAGTACATTAAGCATTTCTTCATCATGTATATGTATAATGTCAAGTTTATTGGATGCAAAAATACGTAATGAACTAACAATAGATGTAGATCCAACTTTAGGAGCACTATAAACAAATACTAACCCGTTTTGTTGACATTTATTAATATTTAACATTTCATTTGCTCTTATTAAAAGAGATAATTTTTCAGAATTGTTAATAAAATTAAATGGATTATTTAAAATGCTACTTGTTAGTTGATTACTAACTAAACTGTCTTTATTAATGTCAGTACACTCTTCACTCATAAATAATATTAATATTAATTTATTGATATTATAACATATTAATGTATAATATAAAGATGTACGATAATTTACATGGAATTGTAGCAGTAGATGCAAATTTTGGTTTATCTAAAGAAGAAAAACTACCGTGGAAATCAAAAAAAGACATGTCATTTTTCAAAAAAACGACACTTAATAATATTGTAATAATGGGTTCTAAAACATTGTTGTCACTTCCTAACTGTAAACCATTAGAACAAAGGTTTAATATTGTACTAACAAAAGATAAAAAAAAGTATTTGAATAATTATGAAAAATATAATAATATAATATTTGTTACATTAGAAGAGTTGATTATTTTGTTACCAGATATAACTTCAAATAATATGGTATATGTCATAGGTGGAAATCAAATATATAATATTTTATTACCATTATGTTCTAATATACTAGTAACAAAATTTAAAAAAGACTACAATTGTGATCAAAAATTTGATTATAATATTGATAATTATAATAAAAATATAATTTATAACGATGAAGAACTTGAGATTATACATTTAACTCATTCTCATTGACTACAGTTTTTTTTGTAATAAAATGTTTGTTCATATATTTTTGTATGTTAAAATAATCTAAATTATTGAGTTCGCCATTATCAATTCCTAGCAGTTTCTTTAATTTTTCATCAGGAACTATTTTCTTTTTAGTTTCATCATTTTCTAGTAACAATTTGTTGGTTTTAATATATGTTATTAATGCTCTTGTTACTTCAGTTCTCGCTATTTCTGTTCCTTCAGGTTTCTGCATAAATTCACATAGTTCTTTTGAAACCTTAGTGGGTTTTGCGAAACCAGATGGTGCTCTTTTTACTTTTTGTTTATTTTTAATAGTTTCCTTTTTAATATTTTTTAATTCCTTTTTAACATTTTTTTCAAGACCTTTTATTTGTTGTTGTAATGTACTTATTTGCATTTTAAATAATGTTAGACTATCTGAAATAATGTTAAATTGTTCAACTATAGCGTTAACTGGTTCGGATGTAGTGACAAGTTCTTCGTTCATTATACCTAGATTTATGTAGTAAGGTTTAAATTGTTTTTTTTGGTAATTAATATTTATGTAGAATTAGTTTTATAAGTATTTGAATTTAATACTTATAAAAATTTTTAAAATATAATGAAATTAATTTATTTTATAAAAATATACTTACCTTTTATCATAGAAAAATCTAACGGCTTTCTTGTGCACTGGTTTGTCTACGACCTTGACCTCTTCCACCCGAGGTTCTTCTTGCCTGGGTTTGTGATTGTTGTGATTGTTGTGATTGATCTTGTTCAGGTAGATTCTTACGAGTCTTTGCAACATAAGTCCACTCACGATCATCACGAGGTCCTTGTCCTCTAGCCTTTACTTGAGGTTGTTGTTGTTGAGATCTGGGAGCACGAACAGCCTTGGGCATTTGTACAGGTTGAGAAACCTCAGGAGTTTGTTCAAACTTTGATGTGCGATATTGTGAACGTGCAACCTTTACATCACGTCTTGTCTCACACATTAACTTGCCCCCCTTAATTCCACATACTTCTGCTGCTTGATATTCATGATCCGAACTTGGTGTATCAGAAAGAGTAAATTCAACATATTCACCTTGAACCAAATACTTGTATTGTTCGGCGTCTACTTGAATAGAACTATGATGAACAAAAACATCAGATCCAGATTTTGGACCATCAGTAACGGTTACAAAGCCATAGCCAGCCTTGTTATTAAACCACTTAACACGACCAGTATACCTCGCAGAAGCAGTTGTTCCGGTGGAAGTTGTAACAGAATTTGTACTGTTTGACATATTATACTATATCATATAAGAAATCTTTATATTATTTTAAACGTAAATAATATAATTAGTATTAGAATCATTGGCCATAAATCTATAATTTTCACTAAATTCTTATTTAATAAAAAATTGATTTTAAAAAAACTAATTTTAGATTCATTAAATTATATATGAAAATGTTTCAAAACGATTCCTTTAAAATTCCTCATTATAGAGTTAAACTTACTAACTCATTTTGGAGGATAGTATTTTACTATCAAACAGAATTAGAAAAATGGTTAAAGGCGAATAATTATGACAGTGATAAAATAATAATTGAAACTGTTGATGAAGATGATGAAGAACGTATAGATATTATGTACCAAAATGACATTTCATTTACTGTAAGTATCCGTAAAGTAACAAAAGAAAACTACATTGAAATATCTCAAACTGCAACCTCCGAAGATAACGAAAATGTCAAAAATTTTGATAAAATGATAGAACAAACAAAAGCAAAATTATTGAATATGCATGACAAAGATGAAAATGATATTGAAGAAGAATTTCAGTTAGAATGTGCTATTGAATATGCAATGGATAATATATAAAACCTCGTTGTTAGTTCCATTCATATACATTATCTTCTATGAAACCATTATCTGTGTAAACCTTTTTCATTGTATTTATTATGTACTCATAATCTGGTTTTTCATTAAATTTTAAAAATCTAACATAATATAATAAATTTTTTATAAACATTGGTACATCCTCTGTTTCTACTATTTTTTCTTTTTTTGAAAAAATTTCTATATTGGTTTTGCATTCTTCCCATTCTAATTTTCCAAAATATAAATATAATAGGATATATATACAAGATTCTATATCATCTCTACGGCTTGGTTCAATTCCTCTATGAACATTTAAACTAACAAAATTTGGTGTACCTATTATTTTACTTATTTTATTTTCTTCTATATGGCCATTTTCATACTCATATCTTTTACATAATCCAAAGTCAATTATGTGTAATTTTGTTAGTTTGTTATCTAGACCAAATAAAAAATTATCTGGTTTTATGTCCCTATGTAATAAATATTTTTTATGCAAACACTCTATTAATTTTATCATTTGGACACCTATTTGTATTACACTTTTTAATCTCAACAATTTATAAATAATTATTATATTTTTCAAAGAATTACCTAATAAATCTATTACTAGATAATTAATATTGTTAGTTGTACCAAACCATTTTAATTGAGGGAATCCATCTAATTTACCAAAGTATTGATACAATTTCGCTTCTGCTTTTAATGTTTTTATATCGTTGTTTTTAATTTCAGTTTTAATTGCTACAAGTTCTCCAGTTCTTTTATTTTTTCCTTTATATATAGAACCGAATGAACCACTATTTATTTTTTCTATAAATTCATATTTGTTAGTAATCATTGTCTATATTAATAAAAGTTATTTATAAATAATTATCATTAAAAAATATAATTATTTACAAAATATAAATACAAATACAAATACAAATACTATGTTTAATTTTGATCTTCAATACATCGTTTATACTCTCTTGCAAAGTCTGAACCACAACTAACATGATCATTGTCCGATGAATAACGGTCATTCATCTCTAAAATCAGATGATCTATTTTGCTTGCCAAAGGTATTATGTTTAGCGCAGAATCAATAATAGATTTTTTATACAATTCGTACGACTTGCACATAAAATTAACAATACTCAATAATTCAGTTATGTGTACTTTTTTATTGAACCAATCTTTTAAATGATCACAAACTGCTTTTTTTTGAACATATACAGCAACGTTTGTATTTCTTTTTTTTCTAGTAGTTTGAATAGTTCCAATATCAACTACTTCAGTTGCGTCTTCTCCCTCTGACTCTGAAGACGAATCAGTTATCTCCATGGGGACAGATGAACCCGTTAAACTAGTTGATGAACTTTTATTTAATTGCTCTTTTTCTAATCGCTCCTTTTCTAAACGTTCTTTGTCTAATCGTTCCTTTTCCTGTTTTTCAAGAAGCAATTTTCTACCCATTTCAATTTCCTTCTTCTTTTTTTCATTTTTTAGTTCATTATTATAGTCTGTAGCCCATCTTTTTTTGAGCCAATAAATAATATTTCTAACACTGATATGCACAATTTCTTCAATTGTGTTATATTTTTTCACAGTGACTCCAAAAACTTTATCCAACGATGATGGATATTTTGTTATAACAATAATATTTTCTTCAAATTTATTTTTTTCACGGTCTCCACCAGCAGTGTGTTTTGACTTTAATCTTGAATTTAGAGCACAAACACCGGATCTCAAATAGTAATGACCTTTAATTTGTGATAATAATTTGCTATGATTAGGATCTTTAGAGGTAAATGTAGGTTTCTTTGGTACTTCGTGTTCTTCACATCCTAGTATATATGCTAGTGATGACTTGTGGTAATCTACCCAATCCTCGTTATGCGCTAGATAGATATCAAAACTGCCTAACACACTTGAATGGAACAATGTTGATACAACGTCAACGCCACCTGGCAAAATCTTTGGTTTTTTTGTTAAATTATATAAATTTTCTTCTGTAATAGCCGCATGCCCTCCGGGTAACTCAACTATAGTATTTATATCTCCTACCGCATTTTGAATTACTGTGCATTTATATTTTTTCACATCTGCATTGGTTACATCTCCTAAAGGACATATACCCAAAACATGGTATTCTGTATATTCTTCTTCGCATTCAACATCCCACGTTTTTTCATCAAAAGTTTGTATTGGTATTACTTGGCGATTATCATCCATTTCAGGCTCACTAGAGTCATTATTTTCATCATTTATTTCATTATCAATATTTTCTAAATCTAATTCTTTTTCAAGTGATATTTCAGGCTCATTATTTTTAGTGATTTGTTGAAAAGCAAAGATAATTTCATGATTTTCATGGCTTAGAAACTCGTAGTTGATCACGCCTACTTCATATAGTATACTACTAGGAATCTCAGTAGATACTACGCGATTATATAATTCTTTAAATTTTCGCTTATCCATTTCAATCTTAATCAACGTTCCTGTTTCAGGTATATTTTCGCTAAATGAGTTTGAATATTTTGTCCAAAGATTTTTATTTGGGGTACATGCTGTTTCAGCAGGAAAGTTATATTCTCCATTATTCTCAACCACTTCAGGAAAATCAATTACAAGTTGATTTATAGAATCCTCCGATTCATGATTGTAATTGTTACTCTTAGATATAACAGTAACTTTTCCTTTTAATTGAGTAAGATAAGCAAAGGCTATTTTAACTCCTTGTCCGTATTTGCCTTGTTTCACTTCACTAATCTCTTTTCTGTCATTCAATGTCGCTAATCTTACCAATTCGCGTTTGTTCATTCCACATCCATCATCTATTACATATAATGTAACTCGTTTTACATCTAGATAAAAACGTATGCGTTTGGCTCCAGCACCATCAGAATTATCTGTGATTTCCTTTAGAGATGATATGTCATCAAAACCTTCATCCAATAAATTGCTTACGGTTCCTTTTACGTTAATATTTGATCGTTTTGACATTTTATTAATTATATACTGCTTATTGGTTTTAATATATTTTAAAAAAATGTTTAAATAAGGTTTCAATTTTTTTTTTTATTACTTTTAATATACTATATATTACAATATTAAAGATTATTTGTAATATGATATAATTATAATGGTAAAAATCTGTTCTAATGTATATCCAAATAATACTGGTTACGAACAATATTTTGAAAAGTACCCATTTCCATTGAGTTCTTTTCAAAAATATGCTATTCAATCAATTGTTGAAGGAAATCACATTCTTGTAACTGCACATACTGGTTCGGGAAAAACATTGCCTGCCGAATTTGCGATAGAACATTTTGTTTCACAAAACAAAAAAGTTATATATACATCTCCAATTAAAGCACTTAGTAATCAAAAATTTTATGAATTTTCTAAAAAATTTCCTAATATTTCATTTGGAATTTTAACTGGTGATATTAAAACGAACCCTGAAGCAGATGTTTTGATTATGACTACTGAAATATTATTGAATACACTTTATTCTAAAAAAAGTAAAGATACAAAAAACACATTAACGATGTTTGATATGAATTTTGATTCTGAATTAGCATGTGTAGTTTTTGATGAAATTCACTATATAAATGATTTAGATAGAGGTAAAGTATGGGAGGAAACTATAATGATGTTACCAAATCATGTTCAAATGGTAATGTTATCGGCTACATTAGATGCCCCTGAAAAATTTGCGTTATGGTGTGAAACGCGTGGAGAATTACTTTCTAAACCTGATAAGATTGTTTATTTGACTACTACATATGAACGGGTTGTACCATTAACTCACTATTCATTTATTACGTGTACTCAGGGTTTATTTAAAGTATTAAAAGATAAAGCATTAGAAATGGAAATCATGAAAACAACTAACACATTACATGTTTTACAAGATGCAAAAGGTAATTTCAATGATTCAAATTATCAAAGGGTTAAAAAGGTTTTAGACATATTTGAAAACAAAAATCATTATGTTAAACGCCAACATGTATTAAATACCGTTTCTAGACATATGGTTGATAACAATATGTTACCTGCTATATGTTTTGTGTTGTCTAGAAAAGCACTAGAACAATGCGCTAAAGAAATTACTACAAATTTGCTTGAAGATGATTCAAAAGTTCCATATATTGTACGACGAGAATGTGAACAAATCATTCGTAAATTGCCAAATTACCAAGAATATTTGAATTTACCAGAATATTTGAATATGATTTCTCTTTTAGAAAAAGGAATTGCTATACATCATGCTGGAATAATGCCTATTTTAAGAGAAATGGTAGAAATGTTATTTGCAAAAGGATATATTAAATTATTATTTGCTACAGAAACTTTTGCTGTTGGTATTAATATGCCTACTAAAACTGTACTATTTACCGATGTTAATAAATTTGACGGTAATTGTATGCGACCTTTTTATTCCCATGAATATACTCAAATGGCTGGTCGTGCAGGAAGAAGAGGTATTGATACAATTGGGCATGTTATACATCTAACTAACTTATTCAAACAAATTGATTCTATTACACTTAAAACAATAATGAAAGGAAAACCTCAAACTTTAGTTTCTAAGTTCAAAATATCATACAATTTGTTATTAAATTTAATAGATATTGGAGAAACTGATTATTCCAAATTTGTTAAACGTAGCATGATACAAGGTGATATTGATGGACAAATGCAGGTGTACTATGACCAAATATCTAAACTAACAACTGAATTAGATAATATGAGTTTAGTTAGAGTAAATTGCAGAACACCTATAGACGTGGTTGAGGAATTTATTGAGTTAAATAAAGTAAAACTTGCAAGCGTTAACAAAAAACGAAAAGAGGCAGAAAGAGGAATCAAACAAATAATGGATAAGTACAAAACAGTCATGAGTGACGTAGAAATTATAAAAAAATACAACAATAAACGTGATGAAATCTCAATAATAAATGATGAATTAATGAAGACAGAAAATACATTAAATACAAATATTAAACTTGTTATAGATTTATTAGATGATTTAAAATTTGTTGTTTTTGAGGAAGGTAAATATGTTCTCTCTTTGAAAGGACATTTAGCAAGTCATTTACGAGAGATTAACTGTTTAATATTCGCAAATATGATTGAAAGTAGAAGATTTAACAAATTTACAGCAAAAGAACTAGCAGGTATTCTAAGTTGTTTTACAAATATTAATGTTCCTGAAGAAAAACGTTATGTTAGTCCTGTATCTGATTATTCAGAAGTACAAACTTGTATATTGGAACTTTACGATAATTATAAAAATCAATATGATTTAGAAATGAAAAAAGGTATAGATACCGGTTTTGACTATAGTATGCACTTTGATATTATTGATTCTACTATTAGATGGTGTGAATGTGAAAATGATGAACAATGCAAGCGATTATTGCATGAAATATCTATTAGTAAAGAAATATTTTTAGGCGAATTTGTTAAGGCTATTTTGAAGATAAATAATATTACATCAGAAATGGAAAAAATAGCGGAATATTTAGGCGATATGGAATTTTTATCAATATTAAAAGAAATTCCACAACTAACATTAAAATATGTAGCAACAAATCAATCACTTTATGTATAAATATTAGTAGTTATACAAAATTTAATATTATTATTATGAGTGCGTTTATTTTGTTAAATTGATTTTTAACAAAATTAATAATTAAATACTAATTACTATATTGTAACCGTTATATAATGAGTGTACTTAATTGATGTTACATGTATTTTTGGAAAAATCTGTAATACTTATAATAGTTTAAATCTATTATTTTTTACTTTTTTTTGTATCAATAATTGTGCTGTATTTGATATTATTTTTTTATATTTTTCTTTGAATGCTTTTTTCTTTATTTCATGTTCTTTTTGTTTTTGTTTAATAGATTCAATTTCATTTTTATACACGATATCTACCATTTGTTTAATCTGTTCAGATGATCCATTTACATATTTTCTAAGACTACCATGAAAGTATTTTATTTTTGGAGTAATTAAAACGTCATTTGGTGAAAATATGTAATGCATTGATTCCCCCCATAATGGTAAATCACCCCATCTATAAATGTAAATATTATTGGATTTATCTATCGCTTCCATATATTTCTGTAGCAAAACATTACTTCTTACTCTTAATAAATTTAAAGCAAATATATTTGTATATGGTCCTGATGGTAATTTTGGTTTTAAATCTCTAAAATTATGTTGTCTTAAAAATTGTAAAGTAAAATCATTTAAACCATGTGTAACATATTCATCATCGCGATCAATTGTACCTGCTACTAACAATTTATCACGTAATAAAGAAAATACCTCATCAATGTTAAAATCTATAAAGCAATCTTCATCTATTCTAATTATGTAATCATAGTTATCACAAAATTTGATAAAATCTATGAACCAAAAATGACACATATGTCTATAACCCATTGGAAATATTGGTAGATTAGTTGGTTCATACCATTTATGTATTTCATATTCTTTTTTGAAAGCATGTTCCGTTACATTTACAAATATAATTTTTAATTCAGGTGTTTGTTGTTTTATGAATATTTGTTGAGATTCGGTAATATTACCTTCATGAAATATCAAAATATCTGTACTTTTGTCATCCAAATGCTTACTAATACCTTTATTACGGTTTATTAACGATAAATATTTATCATTATCAGTATAACCCCTTGTTAATATGGTAACCGCGTTTCTGTTCATTGTACCAATTTCTGTACTATTCATTATATATAAGTAATAGAAAATTATGTGTATATTTATCCATAATTTTTATTTTTTTTTATGGTAATAATTATATTTTTTATTTCTAAATGATATTTGTACTGAATAAAATTGTGCAAAAAATGGAGGTTTAGTGTCAGTAACAGATTTTCCCTAAAAGTTTTTTCGAAAAATCAATTTTGGACATTTTAAAAATGTCCAATTTCGAAAATCTGAAAAAAGTTTCGAAAAAGACCATTTTTTCGAGGGTTTGTGACTGAGATGCTCTAAAAATTGAAAAAAAAAGATAAAATTGTGTTACGATAATTTTTTTAATTTTTTAAAGAAAATCATTTAAAACTTTTTCGATGGCTAATTTAAGGCAACGAATGGCTAACTATTTTACGCCAAAAAACGCCGGTTTTTTCTTCTGTAAAAACTGTGACTTCAAATGCTGTAAACATAGTGATTGGGAGAGACATATTTTAACCCATAAACACCGAAGGCTAACTAAGACTAACTCCGGCGACGCCAAAAACGCCGAAATTTTAGATACTAACAAATTTGTATGTTATTGCGGAAAAAACTATAAACACGCTTCATCTTTAAGCAAACATAAAAAAATTTGTAAAGATGTACAACTAAAAGATGATGATATAGAACAAGATATTCCTATTACTAAAGAACTCGTAATAAAACTGTTACAAGAAAATCAAAAATTACAGCAAACTATTATAGAAAGTTTAACTGAACAAAATAGTAAATTATTAGATAATAATTCAAAAATCATTGAGTTAGCAAAAGAAGGTAAGAGTATAACTAACAACACTACAAATAATCAATTCAACTTAAATCTATTTTTAAATGAAAAATGCAAAGATGCCATAAATTTGGTTGATTTTGTTGATTCATTAGAACTTACTTTAACGGATTTAGAAGAAACGGGTAGGTTAGGTTATGCAGAAGGCATATCCAGAATTTTTGTAAATGGATTAAATGGATTAGATGTACATAAACGTCCTATTCATTGTAGTGATGTAAAACGTGAAGTGCTTTATATCAAAAATAAAAATATGTGGTTTAAAGAAGATGATGAAAAATCTATATTATGTACCGCAATCAAAATTATTGGAAACAAAAATATAAAACAAATCAGAGAATGGCAAAAAGAGAATCCTTACTATAATGATCCTGAATCAAAACAAAATGATAAATATAATAAATTAATTTTTAATACAATGAGTGGTTCAACAATAGAAGAACAACGCAATAATTTGAAAAAAGTAATTCGTAATGTATCAAAAGAGGTTGCTATACATAAAGATTCAAATATAATAAATTAAAATTACTCAATTTGACCTGAATATAAAATTATATTTGCAATATTACACATAATGTGGAGCATGCAATGCGAATAAGTTGAGTACCAGTAAAGTTTTTTATTATAGTAATAAATACCTAACTTATAAAATAAAATTCCTATTAACGTTAATATATAATATTCTTTCATATATTGCGCCCTATATGCTTTATAAAGTTGATACATAAGTGCTAGATGAACATATGTAACATCTAAGTTTCGTCTCCAACAATTTATTGGTTTTCTCCAATAGTTTACAGATGTTAAAAATACTCCACCTGGACAAAGTGCTATAACGTAATATCCATTATATATAGCATAACATGAAGAACCTAGTGACAAAATTGTTAGTTTCAAAATTAATTTATATTGTTCTTGAGGTATTACACAAATATCCATTATATTATGAACTTAATAATTTATTTTTATAATTTAATTGTATTAATTAGAAAATAATTAATTATAATAGTAATTAATTATTTCATTTTTCAATTGTTTTTATTAATTGTCAAAAAACAATATCACTCCAGAAATAAAATATATGTTTTAAACACGATGAACTATATCGGTTCATCCTCCTCCTAACATTACCGAACGTTGTTTTTTATTTTGTTCATTTATCGTTTCACGTGGTATTAAAAATGAAGGTACTTGTCATCCTCCTCTTTGCTTAATAGTTCTTCTAATAATTGAACGTTTATACGTTTTTTTACCCCGTCGTTTACCGCGTGTTTTATGTTTTTTATAAAACTTCATTTATAATATATAAATATATTTTAACCCCACATCATTCTCATTTCTGAATAAGTCATATTTCTTCCCATACGTTCTTTAAATTCTTCGGCTCCTTTTAGCATTGGTTCAAGTATTAAAGATGGATTGTTTTGTTTAACAGATTCATTTAATAAAATCATGCCTTCTTGTATAGTCTTAGGATTGATTCTTTGTTCAAGATCCTTCATAACATCTTCAACAGATTCTTGCACTTTAATAGTTTTTGTAGGTTCAACGGATACAATTGAATTATTTTGAGATGATGGGTTAACACTTTGATGTAATAATGGGTTAACACTTTGAGGTAATGGTTTAACACTTTGAGGTAACGGGTTAATACTTTGATGCAACAATGGGTTAACACTTTGAGGTAATGGTTTAACATTATGAGTACAAACTTCCTTTCTTACTGGTGATATAGGTCTTATGGATTGTGTTTCTGAGTAGTTAGATTCAAACATTGCTTCTCCAAGTAAGGTACTAAAATTAGATTTATTAGTCTTATCCATAATGTGTTATTTAATATGTTTATCTTTATATTGTTTTGTAAATGTGTTATTCTACGAGTTGTAATCTAATCTTCTTTTTAAATTTTTCTTCATCATTAAATAAAAATAATTTGTAATTTCGTTTTTCAAAATTGTCAAGATTTTCTCGCAATGTAATTCTAGTGGTAAGTTTAATTTCGGGTATATAAACCATAAATTGATAAAGTCCGTCATTACGTACCAACTTATCAAAGCAGAAACCTTCATAATGTTTATCAAGTGTTTCTGGTTGGTTATAACACATATCTAAAATAGTACAATCATTTTGCACCTTCCTGATTGCTCTCATAGTGACATTGATGTATTCAAGTTCACTTATCCATTTGTTATAAAATAAATCTGCTTCTGGTGAAAGTGTGATAATATTAAAATTTTGTTGAAATTTGATAATATTAAGCATATCAACAAGTCTGCGTATAGGAGATGTAATATGAATATAAGAGTCAAGTTCTAAGGAATCATGTCTAAATATGGTTTCTTTACTGATATCAATGTATTGTCCGGCTGTGCTATTCCAAATTTTGATGAATTGAGTGACATCATCAGGTAAAGATGTAGGTAGTACTATATTTTGTTTAATAATTGTGGAACGAAAAATTCCGTTTTTATGTTCAAGTAATTTTTGTGCACAATTATAGTTCATAAGTATCATCAAATAGCAAACGATATCATGACTAGTTTTAATATTAGAAATATATTTATATTTTCGGTTGAGTTGTTGTCCAGTGGTAAGTAATTTTTGATAATCAGGATCATTAAGTAGAGAAGATTCTTCATAAGAAAAATTGTTAAAAACTTTGATAAGACAATTGGAATAATTAGTAGAAACAATATTATAATTGGTATCAATTTCAATATCAAGAACAAAAGCAAAGCGTCGTACATGTTTTTGAAGAGAGCATAGACAGTCGGATAAAATAGTGGGTAACATAGGTCTTTTTCTATCAGGTAAATAAATTGTGGAAATTCGTCTGGAGAAACTGTTCCATAAAGAAAGTGAGTCTAATAGTATGGTAACATTAGCAATATATATACTTAATAAAGTGTTGCCTTTGTCATTAGTTGTAATGCTAAAAGCATCATCAAAATCAAGACTGGTAGCGGGGTCAATAGAAAATATTTTCCAATCAGTTCTATTTTGAATAGGTTTGTATTTATTAGAAATGGTTTCAATAAAAGTATCATGTGAAGATGCTTTATTTTGAATGGCTTTGTTAGTATCTTTATTAAATTTTTGAATAGAAGCATGAAGGCTTTTGCAGTATAATTGATATTCATAAAAGTTGTCAAGAATATCAACAGGTCCAATATTTTGAGATAATATGGCTCTGGGGTGTTTTTCATCCCAATGATGAAAGTTAATAGTAACATATAAGTTGGATAAAACCTTAGAGAATCCGATATGTTTGATGTCATATGGTACTAAAAATATAGGTAATCGTATATCATCAGGTATACATTTATACAATAATTTTCCATGTTTAGAGGTTTTATCTCGTCCATAGGTTTTGTTATCTGCTAATATGAGAACGGCGGGTATATCTCCGGATGATCGTATGGATGAATGTACGATATCAACATTGCCTTTGTTGAATGTAAATACATCATTAGAGAAAAGTTTATGATCGTCTGGTTTGAAATTATGAAGGTTAGAAGTTTCTAATGTGGTGGCGTTAAAAACTGTCCATGTGGCATAATTTCTATGATCAATGTGAATCTTATAGATGGTCATATATTGAATAATATGTGATGCAATCTTTAAACTGGTTTATCGGAATATATTGATGCTACATAGATGTAGGGATGAAACATAAATAAATTTAGTATTCTATTAATTTATGTAGGGCGATGTAGCAGCCCCCCATTACACCGCACTATTTGAACCCACTGTCTCCAGATTATCATTATTTATCTCCATACCATTACCTAAACTTAAATTCAAATCTTGCGGCAAAGGCTCCGGAATATTTGGAGTCTTTAATATTTCAGGAATATCATTTGAATATTCATTATTATTTACTTGATCCATTTCTTCAACTTCATCTACTACCGGTTTTTCTTGCAAGTGCTTAATATCTATTTTTTTTGCTATCTTTCGTTCCACATTTTGATTTTGTAAAGCATACATGAAAATATTGGGAGAAATTGCTATATTATTCATATATGTACGATATCTAAAACAACTAACACTTGTATTTTCACCAAATTTAAACGAATACCACCAATATGCGGGTATAAATAAAAAATTACCTGGAGTTAATACTATCTCTAAACATTTTATTTTGTCAAAATCTGCTTTGAATTTTACCTGAGGATCCCATGGATTTATTGGAGATCTAAACTCAAAATTTTCATAATCATTTATCGGATAGAGATATCTTGAACTTTTTGGAGGAGATAATTTTATTTTTATTGAACCTTGAGTCACTAAAAAATAATTACGATAATTTAATTCATATCTAAAAGGCGTCTCTGTATTACTTGAAGAAAACATCACGTCATAATTACAATTTGACACTAAATAGGGTCTTAAAAATTCATCATTATATGACATATTTTTTATTGCTCCTGTTTCTGTCAAAAAATCTTGATTACCTTCGCTAAAATATATACCATTTTTATCTTCATCAAATAATTTTTTTGACATTTGCAGTTGAAGTGGAACAGATAAACCTAGTTCTGAATCTTTCTCTTTAGTATCTCTTATTTTTATCTCAAAAACTGGATAATTTTCTAATAAAAATTGTTTGTTAGTACTACTTATTATTTTTTCACCATCACCATCACAATCAAATAAAACCGGCTGCCTTAAATCACATATTTCTTCCATTTTATCTTTTGAAGCCTGATCTATTTCATATATCTCTAAATCATCACTAGTTTTTAAATGAAACTGAATATGTAAATAGAAGAATAATATAACACAAAATATAAAAACACCTATTATTATTTTTAACATTATTTTATAAAAAATAATAATTTATTTTATCCCTGTAAACGAGATTCCTTCTTTGTATTTAATCTGAAATTTTTGGAGCAATATAAAATGATACATTACTTTCATCTCCTAAATTATACTTTAATAACATAGGAAAATCATTACTCATAGCAATATAAATATTATTACTTAATTTGTTTGATACACATAATTTAGATAAATGGGATAAACTATATGTTAAAGATAAGTTTGTATCTTCAGATATTGTGTACTCTTCTAAGTCATCAATTGGAATATTTACTGTTAGTTTACCTGAATCACCACTTGCCTTAAACTCTAATAAATCTGCATTTGCTATTATATTCAAATTTGAACCAAACGCATTTAATTCCGTTACTAGTTCTACTACCTTTTTTGAATCAATAAAAAACTCTATATCATATTCTACTTCAGGTATTTCAAAATTATCTTCATCCATATCTACCAAAGACAATTCAAAAAAATGATCAAAACATCCTTTATGTTCCTTTGAATTTAAACAATCAATATTTATTTTATCTGGATCAATTGTTTCATCAAATTTTATAACTGTTTTATCATGTTTTAACGCACAATTCATCAACATAGCAAAATTTGTAGATTCAACTACTATTTTTGTACTACATATATTAACATATTGTGAAAACCATGCAGAAGATATATGGATATTCGCTAAACAAATATGACTTTTGTCCATTGACTGAATATATACATGGTCTTTTTCAAAATGAATAATTATAAAAGATCCCCAATTTTTTAATATATTAAATAATGATACAAATATATCTAATTTTTGCTTATTATCTATTTCTAAACGCATAATTATATTTGTTTATTAGTTTTAATATCTTTATTTTCAAAATATTTCTATAGAATTATATTTTTCAAGAAATTATATTTATTTTTGTTAGTGTCTCTTTATCAATAAACAAACTAACAATATTGTAGATTTGACAAAAAATATATGGAGAGTTATATATATAACATTTTGATAACTTGTTGGGATATTTATCTTTTAAATAAGCCGAAATAAAATAAATATAGTTTTTATGTTTATCTACTTCAGCCATAGATAAAGACTTCATATTCGCATGTACTGTAAATAATGTATGTTCTGTTAATATCTTATCTATTTTGTTAGTTATAAGATGCGTAATTATCTGATAGGTTTCCTTTGTAGCAAAATGCTTGAAATATATGTATTCAATAACTATATTATTATTTTTTATTTTACACAACCCCTCAAAAATGTCATCACATTTTCCCTCAGATATTTTTTTTAATATTTTTTCTGATGTTTCATATTCTGAAAATAATATCTCTTCATTAATCATTTAATATTTATAGTTATAATCTTTATTTTTGTCTAAACTAATTTAATAAATATTAAATTATAAATTGCTACTATTTATTTCATTTTCAATTAATTCCTTTAAATTTGTTTCAACTATTTCTTGATTTTCACCTTCGTTATCTAAATAGGCAATTTCATCGGCATCTTCTAAAACTGAATTATTCGCATCTAATACTTCTTCATTAAATTCGCCGCTAAATTGACCCTCAAATTCCTCTCCATTCATCATTGCAAAACCTAATATCTTTTGACTATTATCCATTGTTAAATGATGTACTGCATTTAATAACTCTTTCGTTTCGTTTAATTCTTTACGTAATGTCTCTACTGTTGCCTTTAATTCTTTATTTTCTTTTACTGCTACTGAAATTGCATTTTTACTTTGTACAATAGAAGGTTTTAACACTTCAATTTGTTGTTTTAGTAACATTACGTCTCCATTTGAACCAGTACCAGATGTACCTACACTTGTAGTACCTCGTTTTTCTAATGATTCCAATCTACTAGTGATTGATTCTAATACTTTTTTATCTAATAATACCATATTTTCATGTCCTTCTCCAGACATAAAATCGGTACTAGGATTGAAGTCAGCACTCATTATTTTTGATTCAACGGCACCTAATCTAAGAGTTATAAGTGTAATTGCTTGGGCAATTGTCATTTTACTTATAGATGCTAAACCATCCTTTTGATTTTGACTTTGAACTTGAGGAGAGGAAAATTGTTGAGATTGTTGTAGTTGTTGTGCTGCTAATCTACCTGGAGGAATATTAGGACCCGCTCCTGGTCTTGCTTGATTTGCAAACATTTGGGCTGAATTTATAGATGGTTGAGGACCTCTTTGAGGTTGTTGAATAGGGGGTGCTTGACCTCTTCTATTTTGTGCTGATGCTAATGCTCTACCGCTCATTTAATATTATAATTGAATATTTTGTTTCCTTAATTACTTACGCATTAGCAATTTTAATTTTATATTTTTCAATCAAATTATTTATTTTTTCTAAATTCAATGAATTTGTTTCTTCTTCATAAAAGCAACTAGCAATTTGTACATACGTTGCACCACACATAAAGTAATCATCTATATCGCTTACATCTGATATACCTCCACAACCTATAATTACTATTGAACTATCTAATTTTTTTTTGAAATGTAATATTGACCCCAAACTAACATATTTATTAGCCTTACCAGACATACCTCCCATAATGGTATTTAGAACATAATTATTATCTTTTATATATACTGTGTTAGGAATTGAGTTACACATTGTTATAAATTTTACACTTAAATGGTTATTCAAAATATCACAAACTTTATGTATAAAACTAGTATCTAAATAAGGTGGTAATTTAATACCAATGATAATTTTGTTTTGATTATTGAATTCCTTTAAATTAAACAATAAGTTATTTAAAATATCAATATTATAAGCAGGTACTGTTTTATTTTTTACGTTTGGACAACTCATATTTAATTCTACAAAAATTTGTTTTTTTGTTATAGTTTGTAAATCTTTTAAAATGGATAGACAATTATCATTTGATTCATAACCAATTGATATAAAAAAAGGTTTGTTATTATTTACGTTATATTTAATTAAAATGTCTCTGTAATAACTATAACCTGGATTTGGTAATCCTTTTGAATTAAATGTAAAACCTCCATTAGTATAATATGTGGGTTCAGGATTTCCATCTCTTGACTCTAAAGTACAAGTTTTTAAGCAAATAGCACCGATGTTAGTTGTCATTAATTTTAATATTTGTTCCTCGGTTGAAGCCCAACATCCACTTGCAGTAATAATAGGTGGATTAATTTCATTAAAAATATTATTCATTGTTTAATTACAAATAATATTTTTATATTATTTTATTATTCATAGATTTGTAGATAAATTTGTACATTAATTTATGCTATCATTTTCATTTTAATTGATTCATGGCTTTTATAAGAAATTACATCAAAATCATCTAACTCATAATCATTAATATTAGATTTAGTATCTTTTATTACAAGAGTTGGAAAAGAAAATGGTTCATTAAGTAGTTGCGTTTTTAGTGGTTCTATATGTTCTTGATATATATGTGCATTTCCTAAAAAGTATATAAATTCAGATGCTTCAAGATCACAATGTTTAGCAATCAAATGGGTTAAAAATGAATAAGAAGCGATATTAAATGGTACTCCTAATCCAACATCCCCTGATCTTTGATACAACGCACAAGATAATTGATTACCATTATGAACATTAAATTGACACAATATATGACATGGTGGCAAAGCCATTTGATTAAGTTGACAAGGATTCCATGCAGTCATAATTAATCTCCTACTATTTCGTTGTTTGGGATCTTTTAATATGTCAATAATCTGTTGTAGTTGATCAACACCTTTCCCAGTATAATCTATGTCACCTTCCCATGTTGCGTTAAAATTTCTCCATTGGTGACCATAAATTGGTCCTAATTCGCCATCTGAATAATGACCTAGTCCCCGAGAATTTAAAAAATCGTGAGAAGCATTTCCATCCCAAATAGTAACGTTTTGATTTTTTAAAATATTGTTATTTGTTTTTCCACTTATAAACCATAATAACTCTTTCAAACAAACTTTCCAAGATAATTTTTTAGTAGTTAATATAGGTATTTTTTTTTCTTTTAGAGAAAATCTCATAGTGTTACCAAAAATACTTAGAGTAGAACCGTTTCGTCCCTCTTCTAAGAATCCATTCTCTAAAATATGTTGAATTAAATTTAAATACTGGTACTCCTCATGACTATACTTTGTTATATTTGAAAATATATTTTCGGATATATTTTTCGTTATATTTGAATCAATTTTATCTGTGTTTGTCTTTTGTGAAATATTTTGTACATTTCGTAAATACTCTTCAACAACATGTTCCATTTTTATAAATATTTAGAATTATCTTTAATTGTTTTTTAACTAAACATAATTCGTCGTTTTTTATTTCTATATATAAATCATATGGAAAGTTTGGATGAATTATCAAAAACAAGTAATGGAAAACCTGGTTTCTTTAAATATGTTTTTAATTTTGATCAAGATTCTAAGGGAGAACTATTAAATATTATTCAATATACTGTTTTAGCATTAATACCCATCGTAATATTAAATAAATTTATGCAAAAATATATTCCGGAAGCAGACGATGAGAAAGGTAGTTTAGAGATAACCGCAGAAGTTGTAATACAATTATTAGTAATATTTTTAGGAATATTTTTTATTCATCGTATAATAACTTATGTTCCTACCTATAGTGGAGAAAAGTACCCTGATTGGACTGTAATTCACGCAATTTTACCTTTAACATTAATTTTGACCGCATTACAAACAAAACTAGGTGAAAAAGTTTCTATTCTATTTGATAGATTAATGGAATTGTGGAATGGACCAAAAAATACAAAAAAAAATGGTAAAAACGGTAATGTAAAGGTATCTCAGCCAATATCTCAAAATCAAGCAGCAATGAATCAATCATTAGGAGGTTCAACTTCTATAAATTCTCTTCCTCCTGCTCAAACTACACAAACTCAATCATTACCAGATTACAATCAAATGTATCAACAAGATAGTACACCACTTATAGGAGCATCAAATCCAGGAAGTGATATGACTGAACCAATGGCTGCAAATTCTGGAATGGGTGGTTTTGGCTCAGCATTTGGATGGTAAAACTATAAATAAAAACAAAAAAAATTGAATTACTTCATAAATATATACAAATATTCATTATTATTTGTATATACTTTTTAATTTTTAAATACAATGACTGATTGCCCTATTTGTCTAGAAACGATTGACTCAAATTTTAATAAGGTAACTACGGAGTGTGGACATACGTTTCATTGTGGTTGTTTGATGAAAAATGTATCAATTAATGGGTTTGGTTGTCCTTTTTGTAGAACTGCTATGACTGTACAATCATCAAATGATGATGCAAATGATGATGATACTGACGATAATATCAGTATATCTTCACAAGATATAAGAGAAGATAATATTTTAACTGCTTTTCGCTGGTTTCAGCGTCGGTTATATGAAGTACCAGAACCGATTTCACGTAATGGTGTAATAACTTATGAAATACAAGTAGATGATGATGGATATTATTATGAATCGGAATTTCATTATTGGGATCAATGTAATACGTACATGCATCCCCCCTATTTATTTTACAAATTATCTAATGATGGGTTGTACGATGATAGGTCTGTAAGTTATACTGATTTAGCATTGGCATATATGTCATTAAAGAGAAAATATGATGGAGATATACAGTTGCGAGAAGGAGACTATTCATATAATAAAATAGATGGAAATCGTATACCATCATACGAAGGATGTGAAGTATATGCAGTTGCCGAAGCAAAGGTAAATAACCTTATTGACAAAGCAATAACGGATTATTACATCAACGAACAACTTAATAATACTTTATAGAAATTATATTTTATATTTTATATTTTATATTTTATATTTTATATGTTATATGTTATTATTTTGATTTAACTGTGAAAACCCATTAAATTCATAATCATAATCGGATATATCAATATAATTTTTTTTATTTTTATCTTTGTTTAAACGTAATTGTAAATAGGCAGGTCTCATTCTAGTTGTACATCCACATAAATAATATCCAAACATCCTCCAAAAATTAGACATTTTTAATATATTATAAATAAACTTTAAAATTGTTTTTCTTTGATAATATAATGGATGTCAAAAAACTAGTAAGTGCGTTAGATAACGAAGATAATGAAACCATAATGAATCTAACATCAAAAAAAATACTGGAAATCAATTTTAATATTTTAAAAGAATTACATTTAGGAAGGGAAGAAACCCTAAATTATTTAAAAAAATTAAAAGGGTACAGATATGTGGATGAATTAAAAGATCTAAAATATGGTGCATTCATTCGTTGGATTCCAATAATTGATCCAACTAACATACCTCTTCATTATACAGGTATTATTTGTAATATTAAAATAGCAGATAATGGAGTATTTATAATGTGTAAAAATTTTATGCATAGACATTACACTTTTAAAATGGATGAATGTCTGATTTTTCAAAAACTTACATCACAAGAACAGGTAATATTAAGTGCATTAGATCATTTAGCAACTAACAAATCAAATAATAAAAGTGATGATGAAAGTGACGATAGTGACGAGAGTGATGATGAAAGTGATGAAAGCGATGATAGTAAAGCATAAATAAATCTACTTTTTATTTCTATTTTTTCGTGTTTTCGTATTGGATTTTAAGGAAATATCTAAAAATAAACCAGGAATGAATTTACCCATTTGAATTAAATTGATTTCTTCTTGTGTTAGTTTCTTTGTTTTAGTATAACAGTTTTTACCGTTTTTACGAATACATAAACTTTTACTTCCTTTTCCATGTTTAATAATAACTTTACGAGTTACTTTTTTGCCACCCATTTGGGAATGTTGGACGCTTTTATACATATTTGTACTATCCATTATAAAATTATAAAAGAAAATATATTAATAATTATAATGAATAGTGAAGTATTTGTTCATCTATTTCATATAATATTTGTAGGAGGTTTGTTTTTATATGTTGGTATAAATGGTACTACTATTAATCCTATAATGTATCCTTTCTTATTTTATTTAGGCATAATAGTAATCTTATATCATTCATACAAAATTTACGCAAAATTATTGAAAGGTAGTAGCATTTGGGTAAATCTGCTTCATGTATTTATTTTTGGTCCCTTAATGATTCTAATTGGATATTATGGAAAAGAAACTTCAAGAAAATATTTTGAATTACTAATAATGTGTGGTATGGCGGCTATAGGATACCATGGATATTATTTATTAATTAATATTTAGGATTTTAATATTTTTATATTGCGTTAAAATATAAATGGGAGGTAGTACCGGTAATATCAGAACATACAGAATCTCGGCATGTAACGGATATAGAACATTAGGTTCCATTATTGCATGTGGTAACAGTGGTGCAGGTGGTGGTTCTACAAGACGTATGGCTGCTTACTATATGAGACAAAATAACGGAAATCTTGCTGGTTTCTATAACAGTCTTTTTTCTTTAGGATATGGCGCTCGTCAAAATTCGCCATTCACAGGACCAATCTAACTTTGACGTGTCTTACTTTAGTATCTTATATAATTAAATATTCAATATTTATATAAGATGTCAACACAATATTCTTCACAAAATAATACAGATGATAATAAATCAATTGATAGTAATTCAAGTGATAGTAAAACAAATGATAGTAAAACAAATGATCAAAAAGGAATATTAACTTTAGCAGATCTAATTCTTATGGGATTAGCAAATATTATAGGTGCTGGAATTTTTGTAATTCTCGGCAAGTCTATTAAATATGGTGGAAATCAATCATTATTAGCATTATTAGTTGTAGCGTTTATTAGTCTAATAATGGGATTTTGTTATGTGGAAATTTATAGTAGATTTAAATCCAGTATTACCGAATACTTAGCGGTTCAAAGTACAATGGGCGAATTAACAGGACAATTCATATTATATCTTATTTATTTTTTTGCTATATTATCTGGAGTAACAATAGTAATTTCAATTTCTAAATATTTAACATCAATAGGCACTTTATCACAATTTAAAGATTCAACGTTTTTTCAAAAATCATTTTCTATTTTTTTACTTTGTCTAATGAGTTTTATCAATTATATGGGAATTGAAACATCTAAAATAGTGTCCAATACTATTTCCATTTTAATGGTTATTATTTTAGGAGGTATAATTCTTCTTAGTAGCAGATTTATTACATGGGAAAAAACATTTAGTGCACCAAACGTGTCATGGGATTCTTTTGTGTTATCCTCAGTGTTATCTCTTTTTTTATTCAATGGTTATGATTTTTTGGTTAAAATTAGTGATGAATCGGCTAATCCTGATAATAATAAAATAGCCCTTATAGCCTCACTATCTATTACTACATTAATTTATATTGCAATCATTATAGCATCTATTTGTGTACTTGGTTTCAAAACATCTAGTACAACTTATAATATAATTACCAAAATGTATGAGACACTAACTAACAAATATACTTCATTAATCGTATATATAATTGGAGCATTTATTATGTTTAATACAGCATTTTTATCAGTACTTTCGGCTACAAAATTTATGCA